TCTTCGTATAACACTATTTAATACCCTGCTCTTTAATTACATCTTGTAATAGTTTAGCAGAAAGTTTTGCTTCTTCCAAGTCATTATTTTCTTGTGCCTTCAAAAGGTCAGCCAAAACATCCATAGCTTTTAGAACACGCTTAGAGTTTCTGTCTTCTTCTTTTTGATAAGCTTTCATTTGTTCAGACATTCCTTGACTTTGTGCATCGAGAACAATCTTCTGTTCTTTTAAGTCAAGGTCACGTTGTTTAAGGGCCGAATCTGCTTGAGACTTAGCAATTTGTGCAGCAGTTTTATTTTGTTCAACCTGAAGTTTTTGAGCCTCAAGCTGTACCATTTGCTGTTCGGGAGTTTGAGGACCGCCCTGTGCCATCATTTGATTTGTTTCTGCAATCTGTTGAGCAGCAATTGCTTGGGCAAACGCTTCTGGGTCAGCCATCTCTGCCAGCTGTGCAGCAGCCTGTGGATTTTCAATAGCTTTGTCCATTAAGCCTTCTACTTGCTCTTGATACTTCATAAGCATGTGTTCAGAAATATTAGCTTGTAATGCTGCCCCAATCTGTGCCATAAACGGATTGCCTTGGTTTCCAGGGTCTTGCAAGAATGACATTTTAAATTGTACATGTGCATCGTGGTTTTGACCAGGAAAAGCTTTAATTGGCTTATTCTCCATAACCTGCATAATATCTGACATCGGGTCAAGAGGAACTACATCCTTCTTTAAGGGCATAAGTTTATCTACGTCAGGCACATTAGCAGTAGTTAACAGCATTCTGTTGATTGCTTCCATGTCAAACATGCCAGGGTCTGATTGCTGTGCAATCTGCTGCACCATTTGAATAAGCATCATGCGCTGTGCATTAGATGGAATGTTCGGGTCAGATACTGGAATAATATCTACACGACCATCAAAGTCTGTCTTAAATACTTTCTCACTAATACCTGGAAGGTCGTAAGGATACTCGCTAGGCAATGACTCGTGATTAACACGTGCCAACACTTTGAACTCATCGCCTTGTGCTTTGTGCAATCTTTTGTGAATAGCAGAGAAAAATTTACTTGAAGCCTCAAGCAAAGCCATCGTTGTCCCAACAGGACCGTAACCACCACTGTCTGCAATAACCTGCTCCGTACTATCAGCAAACTTCTGACCTGCTCCTGTTACAAAAGACAGCATGTTAAACAAAGTCTGCGAAGGTTCTTTAAATGGTAGAGGAATAATAGACTTGGACAAGTCCATGCCTGTAGCTTCTACTTCCTTAAACTCACCTGGCGCAATTGGGTCATTATCCCCGACCATCCTAACGCCTTTAGCTTTAAAACCCCCTGGTAGATTAGCGAACTGACCAGCATCAAGAAGGCTACGCATTGCAGCAGTAGCAGACATAGTGAGGTTGCCAAGAAAATGAATAAGACCCAGCCCATAAAAACCGAAACCAGGAACATATCGGTAATGTGTGAAGTGCATCTTTTTAACATACTTGTCATCTCCTTCTGCCCAGTTACGGCGAATCGAAAGAACTTGACCTGACTGCTGCTCTACAGTTACAATGTATGGGCAGGCAGTTTTGCCTTTATGCATCGTGTCTTCTTCAAGTTCTAGATAGCAGTGCTGTTCCAGCAACACATACTGTGGGTCGTTGTCTCCTGCGGGTGACAGACCAAGAACTGTGTCCATTTTTTCTGCCATGCCTGACAAAGTAGGAACACCTGCATCAGGAAGTTCCATGTCGGCATACATACCTGCTTCTATTTGACGAGATAAATCGACAGGGCTGCGGTAAATAACATGAGTGTAACGGTCTGCTCTGCGAAGGTCAGACGCATAGTAAGACACATAAAACTGGTCAATAGGTACGAACTCACTAACGGGTCGGTCAAGACTTGAATCATAATAAACTTTCTTAACAGCAGAACCAATCAGCGGTAGGTGAAACAGCATACGCTCAAACTCATCGAAGTATTCAGGCATCTGGGTAGTTACCTGATAGTTCATAAAGTTCTGTACACGATTGGCTTGCTGTTGCCTTTCAAGTGTAGCTTCGCCAAGCACCTGTGCTTTGACTGGCCCTTTAGCTGGGAATAATTCCTGTGAAGCCTTTGACTGAAACTTAACTGCTGACTCAATCAACAGGGGGTGAACAGCAGTAGCCGCACCCTCAAATGGTTCAGTAGTATCTTCTAGCTTCAGACCTAGTAGGTCAAAGCCACGCTCAAACATTGATTCCCATTCTGCACGAGAATCTTTGTCTGCTTCAAACTTATCAAGTACTGTATTGCCAATCTCTTCAAGCATATCGTCATCCAAGATTTCTACAAGGTTTTCATAGAACCCTGCATTCATGTTGACTTCTACTTCGATTGACTCTGCCGACCCCTCAAGGTCTACTGTAATCTCGCCTGTCTCTGGGTCTACCTCAAAGGTAGCTTCCGTTTCAGAAGGCTGCTGCATTTCCATGCGGATAACATTCTCACCCTCTGGGCGTTGCTCATAAGGATTTCGCTCTGTTGCCATTTATATACCTATCAAAATAATTGTGGTTGACAGTGTTAGTAGAACTAACAATGTTTTGGTTCTCCCGTCCATAGGGCATATTATACCATTAAGTTCTCCAATATCCAACCCTCTTTGTACGTCTTGGATTATAGTCATCTTCCCAGCTGGGGTCTTCATTATGTGACACATGCCAGCTATCTCTCATATAATGTATAGCCATAGTCATTGCGTCTACTTGGTCATCGTGTGCGCCATTGGGAAATGCTAGGCACTCGTCGTATAAATCCTTCGCCCACTCCTTGCCCTGCGGGATGTAGACACGACCCGACTCCATAAGAGGCGTAGCGGCATAGACACGTGATACCTTGTCCCTGTCAGGAAGGTAGTCCAGAACAGGTAGTCCAGCGAGGCGCATATCCTGAAGCAGCGATTGACCAGAAGCCTTCTTCTCAATGATACACACATCTGGCCTGTGTTTTTGGTAAAGATGTTGCGCCGTTCTGCGAAGGTCAGGATACTCGAAGCGCTCTTTAACATTCCCAAGAAGGATGAGGTTGGGAACAACATACTCGCCACCGTATTCGTCTTGCTCGACTTGGTGAAAGATGCCCCAGGTTTGGATGACACTATAGTCCGCCGTTTTCTTAGTGGAAAACGCCGTGTCATATGTTTGAATAATAAACTCACAGTGCGGTGGGTCTTCGTACTCCCACCACTGAAACCAGTTCTTCTTGATAATCCCGCCTTCGTCTGGCGAGGGGTTCTGCATGTATAGTGCATCCCAGTATCTGCTCCCGTTGCTTGCTCGTATCTCTTGCTCATCCAACTGCAATACTGAATCTGGTTTCCATTCTGGGAAATAAGAAGAACCCTCTGGCAATCCCAGCAGTTCAGCTGCAGTTTCGTCTAGCCATGCAGGAATACTAATTACTTCCCATGGTTCTGTGCTGAACTCTGACTCCTGCTTGAGCAACCAGCCGCATAGGTCATCAAAGTGGTAGCGTGTGTTAATAATAATAATGCTACCATTCGGCATCAGGCGAGTACGTAGACCAGAAGGCCACCACTCCTTGATATATCTGCGCCCTGAATCGCTAAAGCTATCTTCTTCTGACATAACGTCATCAAGCAAAGCCAGATGCGCACCACGACCAGCAATCTGTGACCGTACACCCGCAGCATAGTACGAGCCATTATGGTTTGTCTTCCACTTACCGGCTGCCTTAACGTCTGACCGCAGGGCTACACCCTTGAACACACGCTGAAAGTCCTCTGTGTTTACAATATCCCTGACGCTACGGCCAAAGTCACTAGCTAACTGGTCACTGTGTGACACCGACATAATCTCGTGGTTGGGTTCACGGCCAATATACCACGCAGGAAAGATTTTACTAGTAATAAGTGACTTACTTGAGCGTGGCGGCAGGAAGACCATCAGTCTTTTTATCTCACCATCAGCTACTTTCTGCAATCTGTCACACAATACCTCGATATGCCTACCCATCTTGAAGTCAGTGACTAGGGTTGGGGCTACTCTGCGTACAAATGTAAGTAAATCTTCCTTTGATTTTTCTTGAATATATTTATCTAGTGCTGTATTTAGTGCTTGATGGTCTAGATAACCACCAGATTCTGCCGTTGGCTCATTGCCAACTACTACATCTTGTATTTGTTCTAATTCCATATTGCTTTTCTGCAGTCAGTGTTGCATATTTGCACTATTGCAAACTGTTTTAATCCATGCTATACTATCTTTACTTTAAAGTTCGGAGGTAAATATATAGGAGGATAGTCTATATAGATTTATGTATACCCCGCCAAGTAATTCTGGACAACTACAGCTATTATACTTTGGACACAACTACTACACAAGTAAAACATCTTACCATAACACAACTGCCAACTCCAGAAGCCCCCGCTTGTGGGGTTTTTTTATGTAATAAGCTACTATGAAGTACCTTGGTATTTTTTTCTACTACTAGACACACATTATATTGTGTTTTATTTTCTAGATTTAGGGGGTAGGGGTGTAATATAGAGGCCATCCTGGCAGATTCTGGCAAGTCCCATGAAGTTTCCTAGTAAAAATAGTCGTTATATATCAGGGGTATATTATATATATACATGCACGGCTGTTTTTTGGGGGTGGGTTGCGGCAAGGCTTGGCAGGATTTGGGCAGATTTGGCAAAAGGATGCTTTTTAGAATAGGTCAGCATGGTTGTCCTATTATCAATGTGATAAATACATAGATTTTCGGTGATTCTTTCTCGATTATGCGACAAATGGGGCATGGCAAAACTTGGCAAGATAGCCCCTATCCCATTGATTTACTTGGCACATCTTGGCTATGTTCTACTTATGTCCTCACTCCCTGGCTTCATGCTGTCTTTATATATACAAAAAAAAATAATGAGGCTTGCCATGATACAAAGCATGAATGGCAGAAATCAGCCAGTCTTAAAAAACTTTACCAGCTAACCCATTGAAAATAAACGATAAGCCAAATTAATTCAAAAAAAATGCAAAAATCGCTTGATATTAAATTCTAGTCATGGTCATATAGTCATAACGAAACGGCAATCGCAAAACGCAAACGCCGAATCGCTAGGGAATAACCCGCCATGTTATAGGTGCTATAACCCCATGATAAGGCGCAAGCCTTTAGGAAAGCAAAAAGCCTAAAGCAAGCGGCAAAAGCCCGAAAAAAACTAAGGCAAAGCACTGGCCTAAAGATTGCACAAAAAAGGATTTGACAAGCTCCTGCAATTTTGCAAAGCTAGTCGCAACATAACCCGCCAAGCGTGTAAACGCTGGCAAGGAAAGAGAGGCTTGCTATGGCAAGGCTAGGTACAAGAGAGCGTGCC